TACTTCAATGATAAGATTACCAGATAGTGCAGCGTTGTCAATAGCCATACGCATAAAGCCATTCATCAACGTCTGTGTATCGTCCATGTTCTCAGCAATACCTACGCCAAAGAAGGAGTACGGGTTATGCTCATAGGGTACAGCGTAGTAAGGAATACGTGTAGGTTTGAATGGGTTAAGTACGAAGCGTAGTACTTCACCGTTACATACCCATACGTTACAATTAACCTCATCAAGATCTCCTAGAGCTTTAGGAATAGCTACTCCATGCTCTTCTAGAACATCTGTATCTACAAAACCCCAGAACTCTAGTACTTCCCAACGCTCAGAGGACGGCTGTGTATCGTCATCCTCCATAGTCATTTCCCAGTACTTCTGAATATAGTCTGGTCCTTTATCAATAGCTAAGCTAATTGAGTCAGACATAAAGTAAGGACGGTTCTTAAGCGCACGTAATTGAGTACGTGACATCTTATGACGTTCTACAACATACTCCGCATCATTCATAGACTTAGCTTCTGGGTCAGGGTAGAAGTCCCACACAGAAACATGGCTACACTCTGGCACAGTCTTTACGAGAGGGTCATACTCACCGCCCTCATCCCAATTAGGATACTCTTTATCAACAGCAAATGGGCCTTTCATGACACCCGTACCAAGTAGGGCCATCTCAAAAGCCATAGAGCGTAGGTGCGTAGAAGCGCCAGACTCTTGAAGCTGATCGTGGATCTTCTTTTCCATCTTCTTAGCTGCAATGAGAGCTGGATGGAATGTTACTGTGTTAGGTGTGGTTCCGTCACCCTCTACAATCTTGTCGGATACAGACTCCAGTTTCTCTGTGAGAGGGCCAAGACGCCGTGAAAGATCCATAAGGGTTTCACCAGGCTGTAGCTGTGTGTCACCACTAATCAAGTATGGCTGTGATGGCTTGGATTGTGTAGCAACTTTAAGAGAGTCACCTGCTGCTGCGGCGTTAGGGTCTACGTTGATATGTACAGACTCTGCAACACCATCAGGTAGTACAGAGGGATTAACAGATAAAGGAAACTTGTTGTTACCAAACAGTACATCAACAATCTGCCCATACGCTGCAAGGGTCTTAGTCTTAGTGACCTTAACAAACACACGTGACTTCTCTGTGTCTGTGAACTGTACGTCTTTGCCATACAAACCACGATAGTTGCGATAGGCTTTTAGCCACCGCTCTTCATCTGCAAACCTAGCATCTTCTGCACGTTTATAGCGCTCAGCTACAAAAGCAACTACACTAGACTTAGTTTCAAAGATACTATCCGTACTGTCTTCAGCAGCTACGACTTCATCTGTTTCAAACATTTCTTCTTGTTCTGCCATAATCAATACCCGAATTGTGGATCACTAGCTTGGAAACCAGTGCGTTGTTTTGCTGGGTTAAAGTCCCATATGCTGCTACGTGGACGTGTCATAATACCGTATCTTAGAGCGTCATACAAGTGATCCTCTGCGTGAGTATCAACATCTTCTGGATTCTTCTTATCCAGAGGAATACTTGGGATCTGTGCAATAGTGTTTGTACAGTTATCCATAAACACTAGGCGAGGCTTATCTGTGAACTCATCTACCTGTAAACGCCTGTGTATTTCGTTCTTACCCGCGACACGTGAGCCTCTTGATCTGTCAGACGGACGCCAACGGCAACCCTTCATATTCATCTGCTCTGCCAAGCTAGGCCCAGTGTCGCCACGGTTGTGCCATAAAGAACTATCCAGCACCCCGTATCTCATTGTACCATCTTTTGCTTCTGCTTCCAAGATAAGATCTGCTAAGTCAGAAGCTGTTACTTTAGAGACGTACATCTCACGGTACACAATTACTTGTTCGTCAGGTGCTACAGCAAACCAGAGAACACCAGTGTAACTACCATAACCGTAATCGCAAGCCCTAAACTTTGCCCAAGAGTCAGGTATCTCGAAGTGCTCCACAACGTGTATCTTGCGATCAAACTCTGGAAAAGCTGCACCTTCATTAATATCCCAGTTACCTTCGAGAAGCTGCTTGCGCTGATGCTCAGGAAGAGAGAGAAGCATCGCTTCATAGTCCCCCGCTTCTGCCAAGTACGGGTTATCAAAGAGCGAAGCTGGGATAAAGCGCCGTTTAAATAGGGGCTGACCTTCTTTGCTGTGCCCTTTAGGGAAGGTAATTGTTTCACTCGTTTCAATGTTCGTTGCCCAAAAGGCTTTACCTGCTCTTTCAGGGTCAATAAACATCTTCTTAACCCAAGCATGACCGCTTCCTCCAGGGTTTGTTGTTGCTCTCATATACAAGCCAAGGTCTTTAGAATGTGCAGACCTTAAGCGTGACCTCATATAATCCCAAGCGTAAGGTGAAGTCCATTGAGTAAGTTCGTCAAATCCAATCCAGTTAAAAGCCTGACCCTGATAGCGTGTGACATCTGTATCCTTATCCAAGTATGACATCCAGAGGCGACCACCTCTAGGTGAGATCCACTGAGACTTTCTCTCAGACCATTTAATCCCCGGTACAGCACGAGGGTACAACTCTTGAGACTTTTGTATTAGTTCCCTTAGTTCTTCTGTTGTGTGACGTACAAGTAGGCCACTAAAGTTAGGATCGTTCAAACCATGTAGCGGGTCAGCTAACATAGCGTAGGATTTGCCACCACCAGCTGCGCCACCATAGAGAACCTCACGTTCTGACGAACTAAGGAAGTGCGTCTGGGGGCCGGGGTTTGGCTTGAATACTACATCCTGAGCCTCTTCTACATCATACTCAGGTGCTTTGACTTGTGCAGGAACAGTCTCTACTTTGGGGGTGGCGACTGCTTCAACTGTCTCTGTCAATTTCTGCGTATGCCCCGACCCCTTTGGTTTCGAGCTTTTCGATTTCCTCAAGGGTTTCTTTGAGCCACTTGGCAAGCTTGCGCTTAATTGCAGCTGCTTTTCTACGTTTCTGCTCAATCTCAACTCTTTTCTTTAAACCTGTATGGCCTATTTCACGGCCTGTCTCTTTACTTAACCAGTGTGCTACTGCACGATAACTATACTGCTTAAGGTGTCGTTTAGCAAGCTCTAAAGCTTCTAACTCAGATTCAATGGGTACGAGTAACTTATCGTTGTCGGGGTGCAGTTCATAGCCAAAAGGAATACGTCTTGTTATCCTGACTATAGTATGCCATTTCTTGTTGTGGTTCTTTGGCGGTAACGGTAACTGCCAGAAGCCTAAATCTCTCTCAGGTACTATTCGTTTGAACCTTCTTTTGGTGGCAGATAGAAGATGCCTCCGCCAGATGTTACGTCTACTTTATCTACCTTACCAAGTCCTGCACGATCAAGCAAGTCTTTTGCTGCTACCATCTTCTCTTTAATGCCTAGCTCAGTAGGATCATATAGAGCGCCTACCATAGACATAGCAGCTTTAGGAGCAACACGTGCAAAGTAAGTACGTGTCTTCTCACCGATCTCATCCTTGAGAGCTTCAACAATAGCTGAAGTGCTTGAAGCAGGATCATAACCTGCAAGCTTCTTGGCTGCTACTGCATCACCGTTAGCTTCATCAAAGAGTACCTCTAAGAAGCGCTGTTGCTTTTCTGTTAGTGCTCTAGCCATAGTATATTCCTTATAGCGGATTATCGACTAGCTCATCATACGCTTTCCAAATATCATCTACTTCTGTCTGTAGAGTATCTAGCGTATCGCCTAGTCCATCTGTAATAGTTGTAGCCTTATCTACTTGACTACGTAAGTCTAAAAGCACCTTCTGTTGCTCTAAGATTTGTGTCATATTAGTAGATAGCTGTGCAAGCTTAGTATTTAGTCCACGCACATCATTGTCAAGTATAGCTTGCTCTAATGTTTGGATACGAGAGGTAAGCTCCGCAGCTTTTGCGTTGAATGAATCACTATTCTCCGCAACCTGTGCAATACCAGCTTCTACACCATAGAAACGCTGTAGTGTATCATAAGACCAATACACACCACCTGCAACTGTAGAAAGAACTGGAAGTGCCACAGCAACCATCCAGCCCTTAATGTTGTATCCACCTATGCTAAACTCTAAGTCCATCATTGTGTTGGCATTGCCCCATACTGATTAATGTATTCACCTGCTGCGTAGATCTCTGTAGCACTCTTCATCTCAGGTGTCAAGTAACCCTGGAAGCCTGTACCAAAGCCTGACTCATCCCAAGTGATAACAAACTCATCAACAGCCTGTGTATATGTGATAGCTGTGTAGCTACCAACCATGTAGTTACCCTGTGCAGCGTAGTTGTCTACAGATGCTGTAAGTTCATCGTTGTTAGCCGCAGCCATGAAAGCACCAGCCTGTTGAGCAAAAGTCTCTACTGCTGCTACTGCCTCGTTATACTCGTTAACTTCAGCAGCGTCTAAGCTATATGCGTCTGTCTCTAGCTTAGACTGTAGCTCAACTTGCTCAGGCTTAGTGTCTGCCTCAGATGCTACGGAAGCTACCTCAACTGCTGTCATAACTACAGCTGTAGCTGCAGTCAGATTATCTACTGCAGTGTTCAAGCTATTCATGTTAGCTGCATGTTCCTGCATAAACAACTGCTCAGCTGTAGTAGCAATGGCATAGTCATGTTGTAGTACAAGGTCTTTAGCTTCTAGGTATGCACCTAGCTCATCTGCGGTAATAATACCCTCACTAAGTGCATCATCGTTAATCACACCACCAATAGCAGCATAACCTACAGCACCTACAGTCATAACACCACTGTTAGTAATACGATCCTGAATATCACCGATAGAGGCGATAAGCATGTCAATCTTCTCTTGACCAGTTAGCTCGTAGTTAGTCTCTTGTGCGCTTACTGCTGCGGAAACGCTCACTAAGGCTGAGCTTAGGAGTATTGTCTTCAACGATCTCTTCATCTGTGTCTTCCTCTCCTACCCTAAGTAGGGTATCCCAAAACGCTTTGTCTGTCTCATACCCAACAATATAAAGCGCTGGACTCTCTCTGTACTTCTTTATCGCTGCCTTCCCCATGAGCAGCTTGCCTGTCTTACTATCGTTTATCGGACAGGGTGTATTCGCTAACATCATACTACGGAACACTATAGGGTCTTGGCACAATACAGATATAGCTGATACCTGTAACCCTAAGCCACCTACTTGCTGTGGTGCTCCTAAGAGCCTAGCGTTCTTACGTCTGTTACAAGCTTCATCCTGCTCCATCTTACCAGAGGATAAACCTAAGACGCTTATCTGTATCCCTGTAGAGCTAGGTAGTAAGCAGCTATCGTTACCGCCACCACCCATCATCGTAGGAGCTATCGCTGACATAACAGGGGCAGCTGAACCAGCACCCGTAGCGTTGTAGTTGTTAGTTACAGACTCCTCAGAGTTGTTACTGTCTACAGTGCTATTCTCGTTACTCGTAGAGAAGTCACCTGTAACATCACCAGCC